TTTGATGTATTCCGAAAGATTCTTGACGTAGTACCAATACTCGTAGTAATACATGTTTTCAATTTCTGACGGTTGCATCCTAAGATGAATACCCAGATAGAACTTAGTCTTAAAGTAGTTCTCCAGCGAGATCTGAAATAATGAAAAGACTTTTGATGCCACCTGGGAAGTCAAGAGGGGCTTTCACCGTCTCACCATCAAAGGTTGATTCTAAGTTGGTTGCTACACCAATTTTCATTCTTTCAGCTAGCCTGTAAACTACCATGAACTTTTTCTCGTCCCAGCCTTTATATTCCATTTCCATTTGGAAGATCTTATTTAAGTTTAAAGTTCTCCAGTCTGTTTGCATATAAGGTAGTACTTGAATAAATGCTTTATCAAAATCCTGCTCTTTTTCGTTACGATCTTTAAGATAAGATGTAAGCTCTTGCATAATACCAATTGAAGGCGGCTTCATTTTTACAGTTCCTGCAGACTTAGTCTTAATTACGTAAGTTCTTTCTCTTGAAGAGTAATACTTCTCAATTTGCTCATCTATAATAGATGGAACTAAGTTTTTCACTGATAATTCAATTTCAACAGACTTTTTAGTCTTTTCAGTTTTACCTTTAAGCATTAACTTATTTTCTGGTTCTGGAAAAGAAAGATCTCTAATAGAAAGTAATAAAACTATTCTATCTTCTTCTAGAATATCTTTGTAAGATAGTCTTTTATCACCCGATTGAAATTGAGTACATGATTCTACAACTGAATTTAACTTCTCTTCCATGTCGATATAGTTATTTTCGTCCATAGTGGAAAAATGTCTAATTTCAGCAGCCTTTGCAGATCTAATTTTAATTATTGTATCTGCTGGGTAGAATTTACCTAATGAAGGTAAAGTCTCTAAGTCTAAAACATGCCATCCTAATACTTCGTCTGCTGGTCTAGCTATTTCAGGACCAAAACTGTCCATATTAACTCTACCTAAGCCTTTGTTATCTACGGCCGCAGTCATAGCATTTGCCTGATCGGCTGTATCGTTATTACCGGATACTGCTTTGTCCTTTGCTTCAAGTGCTTTAGCAGCAGCTGCTTCTCGCTCTTGTTCTAATTTATTTAATTCGTCACTCATATTATTTTTCTTTTAGGTTTTTAAGATTTTGTTTAATTATTGATTTCTGTTCTACGCTTCTCTTGGATAATTCTTCTTGTATCAAGTTTCTAATAAAAGCGCTTACAGATATTGGTCGTTCCTCTTGTTCAAGCGCCTCATTCAAAATGACACGGTTGACTTCGCGAACTTCTCCTTCAGTTAAAAGTACCTGAAGTTTTTTTGTTAGTTTGTCACTCATAATCTGTTATTAACTGAATATTATATTATATTTTCTTTGGTTAAAAAAAGGGGGATGACTAGCATCCTCCTTTTTTATTAATTTAATTTAATTCTTAATTAAGCTCTTCGTTCCAAACATCGCATCTCCAACTAACTTCTAGTGCAGCTGCTTCTGTAGTTTCGTAGTTTAATTCTCCAGTAAATCCGATGCCTGATGTTATGAAACAGTCATCTAGAGTTACTTTTCTGTAAATATCACCTGCTCTATTAAATTGAACGATAACGACAGTACCTACATAATCCTTTTTAAGACCCATTTCTCCGGTCTCAGGATTATATTGTTTTCTATACCATTCTCTCATAGACTTATATAAGTAAGCCTCATTTGAATCGTTTAAGTTTAATGAAAAGTTGACAGTAATATCTACTGCAGTTCCATCGGGCATACCTGAATAAGATCTTGTTGAGAACTTATACTTTTGCTCGATAGCTGCTACCTCTCTGTGAAGAGTTTCCAAACCTGAGATTGAGTTAATGTGTTGTAAGAACAATGCTTGTCCTGACACGCCATCCGGTGGTAAAATTGTTACCTCGAATAGGTTTGCCTGTACTGGTTCAAAGTTCTTGCCCTTTCTACTAGTTTGGTCTTCTGAATAATGTGGTAAAGCCATATCGTTTATTTTCTTTATTTAGTTTATATATTCTCGTTTTTTATGCAAAGTTTCCGGATGCAATTTCACCTGTATTAAGTACAGTTACTCTCGATACTAGAATCTCTAATCCTTTAACTGGTTCAACGAACGTATCTAAGATACCCATGTTGTTATCAATAACTTCGTTAGTGTTGTTAGTAGAATCCATGATGTTTCTGTAATCGTATACACCACCGTCTTTCTTAACTGACTCCATAAAGCTATCTGCTAAAGTTTTAATTTCTAATCTAGTCTGAGCAGTATTAAACTCAAATAGGTAATTCTTAAGGATTTCTGCTAGTCCATCTTCAATATAGATAAGAGCTTCTCTTACGTGAGCTGAAGAAAGAGCTGACTGAATTCCTTGTTGTGCAGTCTTGTTTCCTTTGATAGTTAAACCTACGCCTCTTTCAAATACAATTGGATTGTAACCGAATGGCTCTAATATATCTCTATCTAATTTATCGAATGCAAATTCTAACGACTGTACTCCAGATCCACCTACAACTCCTCTTCTAGGACCTGCAATAATTGACCATGGTAAGGCATCAGAGAATTTATCAATGTAGTTATTAGAAATATAAGCAGCTGGTGGTATCACCTTAGTTCTACCATTTTCAATAACATTTAAACCTGGACCGTAGTAGAATGCATACGTTGCTCCTTCGTTAATTGAAGGTAATGTATATAAAGCACTTGGGTTTAAGTTTAAGTTACCGCCTGTTGCTACGTTATTAATATCTAAAGCTCCAGAGAATTCATTTAAGAATGATGGATTAGTTGATGCTTTTAATTCTTTCACCATTGGTGCGTTAAGAATTGCTGAAGCATTTTGTCTTTCTTTACATAAGAATGATAATTCTTCCTTATTTAAGATTCCACTATCTTCTAATGAACCAAATGTATCAATAACATATCTAAAAGTAATGTTATCTTTATCTACTAATGCATTACCTAAACCAGTACCTGGTTTGATAGCTGTTAATAAATCTGCGATTTTCTTTTCTCCTTGTGAAGCTCCGTCTAATGGGAACATCTTGTAAACACCTGCAGCATCTTCATATCTCTTGAAAGCATAGATTGGATCGTTACTTACCGCTCTGTGTGTTTCAAATGTATATACAGTAGTTATACCGCCATTTGCAGTTGATTTAACAATCTTCTTAATTCTAGATAATTTACCGCCATCACCTGGTACATACATACCTACTTTGATAACTACGTCTCCGTTAGCATCTTTTGTAAATGTATCAGTAACTACGTTATCTTGATAATATTTAAAAGTACCAGCGCCTAGATCTTCAAAATCCCATCCGGATTCGAATTCAACTGCTCTAGCATTTAATTCAATATTGTTTACTGCAAAGTTAGTACTTACCGCTTGTTTTTTACCTAAGAATGGAGTTCCTGCTGGAAGTACTCCTCCGTTAGTTACTAACGATGAAGAGAAACCAAGGTTTCCACCATTCATTGGTACTAAATAAGATCCAGAACCTGGGAAAGCCCCAACTCCAGAATCAGTATAACCGGAAATAATAGTTCCAATACCAATATATTCACCTGCATTTTCTGATAGTAAGAAAGTAGCAGCACCGGATGCTCCAGCTGATAATAATGTATCTCCAACTGAAGTAGGAGCGTCTTTAAATACTAATTCTCCATCATCATTTATTCTATATTCAACGTCATTAGCCCATGTAGCACCAGTAGAGTTAGTATACTGCTCGTAAATATTAATTTGTTGAGAGATGTCTCCATCTGCTGTGATTACTACTGTATCAGCAACTGATCCAGATGCAATATTTGTAATTCTTACATATTCACCATCTTGGTTTGCTTGTAAAAATTTACCTACAATAATTGGGTTTGCAAGGTTTGTTAAAGTAGCAACATCAAATCCAGCATCACCAGATATTGTCATTGTTGAACCATCAACCTGTACTTTACCATTAAATGATGCTAAAGATTGTGCTAATGGAGTTACTGTTTGTTCTACTCTATGTGAAAGTACTTCATAATCTTGGTATACGTTAAATCCGTTACCTACTAAATCGATTTGAGTTAAAGCATCTTCTTGGATAGCACAGAATAAACCTGTTCTTCTAGCTTCCATGTTAATTAGAGTTTCAATGTATAATTGTCTTCCTTCGTTATCCATAAATTCTGGAATCATAGAACCAGAGTATTGTGCCAATAATGTCACTTCTCTTAATCCAACGAATTTAGCTAATTGATCTTTTTCTAAACCTTTAGAAGTAAAGAACTCTCCATAAACTGGATCGTTGTTTAATGCTTGTGCATCAAATTTACCTTTAAATACAAATACATCTACTAAGTAGTCTGATACGTATTCATCTGCTTCTACTCCTTCTGGAATATTTGCTTCTCCATACCATTCTCTTGCAGTAACTTCAAAACCTCTTACATCTCCAGCTTGTCTAATAATAACTGAAATAGGATCTTGTTTGATATTTACAAATGAAATAGCGTGGTTTGTGTCTTGTGCCGCAGCAGTCAATAACTTCTCATCAGAAGGTACCCAGAACTTATCTGTATCAAATACATCGCTGTATTTCTTTAATAACTGTGATGAACCGAATGCTGGTACAGATGCAAGACCTTCAATACCAGAGTTTGTAGCTGGTGAGAAGATTGCAACTTTATCATTGTCATCTGCAGTTGTCATGTTAAGAGCCAGAATTGGACCTCTTGATAAACATTCAATTGCTGATCTGTGGAAAAACATATTTTTCTTTTCTAGTGACTTGTCAACACCTCCAAATACTTGGATAAATTGCTCTACATCTTCTATTAAAACTGGAGTGTTGTAAGGACCTTTTTTAGATCTTCCTACAACTAGTCTAATAGTTTCCGCAGGGATATTTACGGTTTGCGACTTGTCAAACTCTAAACGATATACGCCTGAGCTTTTGAACTGTAATAAATTGGGACTTAATGCCATAGTTGTTCGTTTTTATTTTTTAATTCTTTTATTATATATCCTTGTACTTTGTGTAATTTATTTCAATAGGTCATAAATATCATATTGTAAATCTCCAGCCTGATCTGTGTCCTTATATAAGATGCTTTCCATCTCGTCATGCAGGTCTGGATCTATGAAATCTAATAGCTCTTCTATAAAATCCGCGTAGTCTGTTGTATTAAAAAATTCAGTCGCAGTAATGCATGTCATAATAACATCATCGTTGCCCATTTGAGCCCCATAGCTTCCATTCGGTAACGTACCAAATAACGATGCCTCGGTCACTGTAACTTCATCTGTTAAATCTAATCTATTTATCTTGTAAAGTTTTGCAAAATTCTGACAAAAGATAGCTTTATTGTCAGATTTAAGTTTGATTCCTGGTTTTATAGTCCTAGCATCATGCCTATGCTTAAATTTAACTATCATCTCATCATCAAAATCATTTCTTTGTGGAAAGATACTTCTTAAGTATTGGAATAGTACTGTACCATAAGTATTATACTCTACAATCATCTTTACATTCTCAGAGTTAAATATATCTACTGATAATGTATATAGTACTTTTGCGAAATCCTCAATAACATGTTCGTTTGATCTAAATCTACATACTTGTGTAAATTTAAAGAAATCATACATTGCACCAGGGCTAATAATTGCTTTTATCTCCGCCTCGTTCATAGGATCTACTCTAAATACATTAATAACAGATGCATCTCCTCCATTACCTTCTGCAATATCTACAGAAAATACCCAAAAGTTTTCTTTATCTCCACATGTATCAATGTCAAATGCAGGATCCCATTCTAAATGTCCCTTTGTATCAATACTAATATAGTCAAATTCGTCGAACTCATGATAAACATACGGCTTCATTCTCTTTCTCATCTTCTTCATATCCACTGGGTCTAATAGTAGATTAGATGAGCTAACGAATTCGTTTCCATATTGTTTATTAAAGGCTTCAATCGAACCTAGGTTAGCGAGCTCTCTTTCATACCATGCCTCGTCTCTATCTGGATGTTGCCACCAATCTATTCTTGTTGCTAGGTATTCATTCTCACCGCGATCTGCACCTGCATAAATTTGATAAAACTTATTAAATCCGTTTGGCGTAGATGTAATTGTTATTCTTGAGACTTTCGATGAGGATAATGTAGGATATACATTCTCATAAAAAGAATCAGCAATTGATGGATGGACGTGGGCAAACTCATCTAGGTATAGATTATGAATTGTAAAACCAATACCAGATTTTGCTGTGGTTGATTGTCCTATTAGTCGACAACCATTATCACATCTCACATTCATTACATCATATTTGATAATACCAGG